ACCCCACAGTGGATGGAGTCTATCGAAGAGCTCCTTTGCCCTCCACTCCATCCATCTATATGCTGCAGACCATCTATAGTCCCATCGACCATTTGTACATATCCATACTTTCATGCATGGACCACATGCAGCTTCTGCAACTGCGTCTGATACAACCACGTCAGTGATATTTCTACCACTGAATTCTGGAAATACAGCATTTACTACTCTTCCTGAAAGATGAACAAACTCTGGTTTCACCCAGAATCCTTTAATATTCTTTCCGTTTTCGTATGTTGCAAATTTATTTCTTTTCATTATTTCGTCCTCCTCATAAGACTATTATTATTTTAGTACACAGAAATAGTATATTACCACATATATTCACTTTACGGATAAAAAAAATATATGGGATAGATAATCATCATCTATCCCATATTTCTTAACTTAAACTATGAATACCCATATTGGTAGGTATCGTAATATTAATTTCTTCCTTTATGATTTCTTTAAGTTTATGAATATCAAACCCCTTTGGATATTTACAATTAGTCACATCAACATGTCCACTTTTATAAATATACCATTTAATAGCTAAGTCATGCTCACCAGATAATAAAGTATGTGATATTGACCATTCATCCATATACCCTTCAGTGGTTTCACCACCCCAATGATATATTAATAATACCGCACCATTAAAATGTAAGTAAGTGTTAGTAGTATATTCTGTCTTTGAATCATTTTTATACACTGTTCCAATTATGTTTGACATAAAAGTCTCCTTTCATCTTCAAGTTCTTCGTTAGCGTCTTCAAACGCATCGCTCTCTTTACCAACTTTTAGCGATGCTTCTAATATACGATACTTAATATCATTAGGCATTATGGTATTAAACGCTTCTTTCATAATTTCTCTAAGTTTTTGAATATCAAACCCATCTGGATATTTATAGGAAGCTACATCAACATATCCGCGTTGATATGCATACCATATAATTATCACATCTGACTCACCAGATAACAAACTATGATGTATCGACCACTCATCCATATATCCATCATCTGTTTCACCACACCAATGATGTACTAATAACGGTACATCATTAAGATGTATATAAGTTGCAGTCTCTGAATCCTTCTTATACGTAGTTCCAATTATGCTTTCCATAAAAACTCCTCTCCCTTCTTTATTATTTATATATGTATTTCATTACTTCTCTTTAAGTATTTATTCTCATACGCAGTATGTGCAAATATATACAACATATTTAATCTATTAGCATTCTTACGAAATAATGACCCTTGTGTCGCTTCATTAAACATAATTTCTAAACTATCTATCTTAGCTAATAATCCTTCTAAATTAGTGCTATTCATCTCTGGATTAGTTTCGCAAAGCTTTTCTACGTTTACCACAACATCTTTATTGATTTTCTTAAAAATCATATTCAGTATATTATCAACTCTTTCTAATTCGATTGATTTGATAACACCCCATACTTCTCTATTAATACATTTATTAGCGTATTTCTTCATATTAGCCCATCTACGCTTTTCAAATGAATCAACTAAACCATACATCACTACTTTTAAATCAGTGCATACTAAGCCGTCAACGGCTTCTTTTATTTCACTAACCATGTTACAAATCCTCTTTCTATCATTAATAACTTAAGTAGATGTAGTTTGCAAAAAAATGAATGGGGTTTATTATAAACCCCACCCAAATTATTTCTTAGATACACCTTTTACTTCTGAAATAACGATATAGTCGATAGATTGCTAACATCATTTCCAAATCATCACATTCTACATATTTTAGTAAATGCATCTCACACATGTAGCCTTCAATCATCTCTTTGTCATGGTCCTCGTATAATAAATATTTATCAAATAACCCTTTTTTCTTCTTTGTAAAGAATTTGAGGATTTCTATAAAGATTACTGTTATATTGACTTTATATTCATCAAACCTACCACTACCAGACTCATAAAAGACTTCCCAAAGTTTTACAATAACATCATCTAGATGTGATTTATTTAATTCATATAGAACTAATGTTTCATATAAATCACTGATTATAGTATGAACATCGCCATCTAGTTTATCAATTTTTACTTTAGTTCTCAGATACATTATCTTCACCACCATTTCTAATTGCATTAATCTTTTCATTTATTATAATGCTTTTCAAGAAGATGATGATTTTAAATAAACTATTCACTATCATTTTCCGTTCAGTTACATAATCGTCATCTTCATAATACAGATATGATATGAGGAAATCCATATTTGATGAATCGAATAATTTATCATCATTCCATAAATCACCCATAATCATTTCACCCATTGTATTGAATATATCGATTATTAACTTTAAGCCAACTTCATCCATATCGTCAATATCCCAGATATCCATATTATCAAATGAGTCATATACATCATATAAATTATCTGGTCTCATACCAAATTCTATAAGCTTGATATAGGTATTTTCTAATTCCATATGGATTGTAAACTCGTCTTCTTTAAAACAGGATAATTCGGTAATACTGTTTATTTTTACTCTTAATTTATCAAATGCATCTTTACCAAGTACTTTAAACATAAATCACCCTAGCCTCTCCAGACATACAAGATGCTTTCAACTGTTTGAAATACTGTAATGATGCAACCACCATCTTCAAGAATTTTGAATACTCAGCGATATCATCATCAGTTATATTTTGAGCTTTAATTCTACTAACGCAATTGTAGAACTCTGTTTCATTATCATCACCAAGCCCTGCTGATGTCAGTATATTTATAGTAATCTGGCTGCAGAAAGCACCAAGTATTTTCTTTAAGCCTTCTCTACCGTTCTTATACTGCTTATTCAAATCGCTGAATGACCACATGAATGTAGCAGATATAGCATTAATAGCTTTATCTAACTCACTCATATCATTATTAGGAATAAATCTATTTAAGTGGAAAGCAATAGCTGACAAATCCTGATATATACGAATATCACATTCATCAAATATTATTTCACTGATCATATTCCTTGCATTGTTAAACTCTTCTGAGGATACCTCAATTAACATAACTTTCTTTGTTTCCATAGTTTTTTCATTTCCTTTCTCTTCAATAACTACCTCATTTACCTCATTTTCTAGTTCTTCTTTTAATACATATCCACAGTCTAAAGAATCGCTACCAGATATATAGCTATTAAATAATGACCGTATTAATAGCATATAATTGATAGTTGGTATGAATTCTTCTGGTGCCCTTGATACGACATAATCGTATAATTTCTTACTAAAAGGATCATTCCATTCAATTAATCTAGCTATACTATATGCTTCGCTATCACTACGACCTGTGAGTATGCAGTATATATCATGCATTGCTTTTGATATTGCCTGTCTACTGACTGGATATAAATTATCAAATTCCCAAAATAGTATTATATCCATTTTATTACGTAATTCATATATTGCTTCTTTATCAGATGAATTTGATGTTGATACATATGTAAATAAACCATCTACAAGATCTAGTATAACTCCACGTTCGTATTCTGTACACGGTGTTAGATAGTTATTTATATTTTTAAATCTACTAAGACTTTTCTGAATATCCATACTTATTTCTTCCCTTCGTGTTGATGTTCTCTATAGAGTTCAACCTTTCTCATTCTAAAATAATTTATTAATAATAAAATTCTTTCAATGAGAGTAGTTAAATCAGTGAGTTTGTTATTTGCAGGACAAGCTGATATATTGAATATCTTACCTAATAACATCAACTCATTCATCGTTCTTTTACTTGTTAGAATATCATACTCAGCAGCCGATATGAATAACTTAAATATACTTTCAATAATCCTTTTTATCGAGTCACATTCTGATGTACTAAGTTTTTCAAACTTCCATCTAAGCATAACACTACAGTTATCTATAAGAGAGTCTAATAAACTATTCATATCATCATATGAATTATCGTTATTAAACTTATTAAGGAGAATCAACACCTTATTTAAATCCAGATATACTTGGTCATCAGCACTATCAAAAGTACCTTTATAGATTACGCCATGTAATGTGTCTAAATCAATTTTTCTTACTTCAATCTTCATTTTTTTACCTCACTTATTTTTTATAAAAAATAAGAGATAGGTATTGAACCTATCTCTCGTTATGGAACATAGAAAATATTACTCGTCGAATGGAGTGATACCTTTGCTTGTCTTTTTCTTCTCGTCCCATTTCTTACTGTGAATAATACCCTGGTCTAACGCAGCTTCGTCATCTTCAGAAAGATTATCAATTTCTTCACTAAGCTTCTTTTCGAAGTCCTTGATGATATTATCTACTGGTATCTCATCAGATTCATTTTCAAGTTTATCAACCCACTCTATGAGAGCATCTTCATAACTAACATATGGTGAATCATCCCACTCACCACGATTCAAGTTCGGATTAACTATAAACTCACCATCTTCAAAGTCATCCTCAGGAACTCTTTCAAGTACTTCCTTTATTGACTTCTTGCAGTCTTTCCACCACCACAACCAGACACCTATTCCAGCTATAGATGATACAACCATAGTCGTGTAGTAGGCGAGCTTTGCTACCTTATTTACCTTTTCCAAATCAAACTTTTTCATTTTAATCTCCTTTACTATTACAATTTGATTATTGGTTACAAAAAAATAATATATGATTATTTTCCCATTACAATTTCAGAATAATAAATTAAAAAATAAAAAAAAA